GCGCGAGGCACGCCTCTGCTGTGGAGGGGGTACGGCTACCATTGGGGCATGGCTACACCAAGCACCGGAGTTGGACGAGGGAAGAAGGCCGAGCCTGTCGAGCGCAAACGTGCGAGAGGTGCGTACGTTCGGAAGGGTTTGGCTGCGCAGCCGATGCCGGAGTCTGCGTTGGCTTTGGTGGATTTGGCTACGGTTCCGCAAGCTCCAGCAACTTTGGGAAAAGTTGGGTCTGCGTATTGGGGGATTTTTTGGACGGCTGGTCGGAGACACCTATCGGAACTTCACGACACTCCACTCATGACCAGGTTGTGTTCAAACTTCGACAGGATCGCAGAATTGGAAGCATGGTTGGGTTCGGATGTCGAGCGTCGCTGGTATACAAGTCCGAATGGTCAGATCGTGACGCATCCTGCGGTGAAGCAGATAGATCAGATGGATGCTCAGAACACAGCGTGGATGAGTTTGCTTGGTTTCACTCCGAGCGACAGGGCAAGGTTGGGGTTGGCAGAGATAAGGGTTGCCAATGAGCTTGACCAGTTCAGGCAGCGCAAAGCCAACGTGGTCGACACCGAGGTTGTATCCGAAGTCTGATGGTGCGCTGGTCGCAGACTTTGCAAGAACTTTTCTTCATGTCTCGAAGGGTGTTCGTGCGGGTGAGCCATTGGTGCTTACTGGTTGGCAGTCTGATCTACTGGATAATTTATTTGAGCGTCGTCCTGATGGTCTGCTTCGTTATCGACGCTCGCTCGTCGGCCTCAGCAGGAAAAATGGAAAGTCCTTACTAGGAAGTCTCTGTGCGTTATATCAACTCATAGAAGGTGAACCAGGTGCCGAAGTGTATTCGGCAGCAGGTGACCGACAGCAAGCAAGAGTTGTGTTCAATGAAGCCAAGTGGCAGGTCACACAGTCACCAGCGTTGTCTGGTGTATGCAAGGTGTATCGAGATGTGATTGAAGTTCCGTCTACCGGTGCGATCTATCGAGTGCTATCTAGCGATGCGAAACTTCAACAAGGCCTCAACCCGTCGTGCGTGGTGTTTGACGAGTTGCACGTCCAGCGTGATAGTGAGTTGTGGGATGCGTTGACGTTGGGTTCGGGTGCAAGAAAAGACCCGATGATTGTTGCCATCACTACGGCTGGATATGACTTGGACACGATTTGTGGTTTCTTGTACAACTACGGCAAGCAAGTTATTTCTGGTCAGAAGATTGACGAGCGGTTCGGTTTCTTCTGGTGGGAAGCTCCTGAAGGTTGCGCTGTTCATGACCGTCAAGCGTGGGAGCAAGCGAACCCGAACTTGGCTGAGGGTTTGCTGGACTTGGAAGACATGGAAGTCAGTATGAATCAGACTGCTGAGATTCCGTTCAGGCGTTACCGGTTGAACCAATGGGTGCGTCAGGAAGATTCACCTTGGCTACCTGCGGGCGGTTGGGAACAATGCCAATCAGAACTACAGGTTGACCCTGACTTGCCGATGTTCGTGGGGATTGACATGGCGTTGAAGCATGACTCGATAGCAGTCGTGTTGTGCCAACCACAGGGTCATCGTCTGGTGGTGCGAGCCAAGATTTGGATTCCTGATGGGGCGATGACAGACATCGCAGCAGTCGAGCAATATCTGCGTGGCCTGCATCGTGAGTTCAATGTGCGTGAGTTTGCGTATGACCCTGCGTTCTTCCAGCGTTCAGCTGAGGCGTTGGCTGATGATGGGTTGCCGATGGTTGAGTTCCCACAGTCTGCTCAGCGTATGGTGCCTGCTATCGGAACGCTGTATGAGTGCATTGTGAATCAGCAGTTGGCTCATGATGGCGATCCGATGTTCACCGATCAGGTGTTGTCTGCTGTGCCACGTCAAACCGATGCTGGTCTTCGTTTGTCGAAGGGTAAGTCAAGACGGAAGATTGACGCTGCGATTGCGTTGAGTATGGCGGTGGATCGTGCGACTCGACGTGAAGAGGTAGCACCTGTGCCTGGGTTCTTTGTAGTCTAGAGTCATGCCTATTTTCCTGCTTGAAGTTTTCTCAATCCTGCTCATCGCTTATGGACTATTCTTGATAGCAATTCCATTAGGGCTGATTTTTGTCGGCCTGTCAGTTCTATTGTTCACGGCTGCTTACGAGCGTGGTCGGAAAGGTAAGTAATGTTGTCGAGACTGTTAGGTGATGGCAACGAAAGCCGAGCAATATCTACACAGTCATTGTTTGCATTAGGTGACGGGTTTAGTGTCACCACCAATAGCGGAACTGTTGTAACGGAAAAAGATTCGCTCAAGATTGAAGCGGTGTATGCGTGTGTGCGCATGATTTCAGATTCAATCTCCACACTCCCTGTTGACACATTCCTTCGCCTTGATGGGACTCGTCGCCCGTTCCGTCCACGTCCACAATGGTTGGATAACCCTGAGTCCGGTGTAACTCGCATCGAGCATTTCCAACAGGTGTTGGTTTCGTTGATGTTGAACGGTAACTCGTTCACTCGTATCGTGCGTGACGATCAGGGTGTCGCAGCTCTGGTGGTGTTGAATCCTCAGAGGGTTGAGTGCAGTCGTGACCGTGTGACTCGTCGTCCGATTTATGTTTTTGAGAACCGTGATGTGATTCAGGCTGAGGACATGATTCATATCACCGAACTTCGTTTGCCTGGTGAGATGCGTGGTATTTCACGCATTGACTTCATGAAAGAGAATCTTGGTTTGGCGAAAGCGTTGGAGGAGTTCGCTGCACGATTCTTCGGTCAAGGTTCATCTGCTTCCGGCATTATTGAGTTCCCTGGCAACTTGACCCGTGAGCAGGCTAAGGATTTGGTGTCAGGGTTTGAGGAAGGTCATAAGGGGTTGCGTCGTTCGCATCGTCCAGGTGTGTTGTTCGGTGGAGCAAAGTTCACGAAGACAACGGTGGACAATGATTCTGCACAGTTCTTAGAGTCCCGTCGTTTCGCTGTAGAAGAGATCGCTCGTATCTTCCGTGTGCCTCCTTCAATGCTTGGGGTGACTACGCCTGGTGCGATGTCATATGCGTCTGTAGAACAGAACGGCATCCAGTATGTGACCCACACGCTCAGGCCTTACATTGAGAAGATTGAGGAAGGGTACTCACGCCTGCTCGAAGGTCGTGCGTTTATGAAGTTCAATGTTGATGGGTTGTTGCGTGGTGACCAAGCGTCACGCTACGCATCGTTCTCCACCGGTATCCAATCAGGCTTCCTGTCAATCAACGACATTCATCGTCTTGAGGATATGTCACCTGTTGAGGGTGGCGACTCGTATCGTGTGCCATTGGCAAACGTGGACATCAATGCTGCGAACTTGGCTGAGATGCAGTCGAAGGCTGAGATTGCTCAACGTCTTATCTTGGCTGGGTTTGATCCTGCTGAGGTTTTGGCTCAGGTTGGGTTGCCTGCGATAGCTCATACTGGTTTGCCTTCGAGCCAGTTGCAACAGATTTCTACTGTTGCTCCTGATGATCCAACATCGGCTTATCAGGTTTAGTTGTGGCTTTCTATAGCGGGCAAACATCTATCGGCACGGTTGCGACTGTCATTGATGGTGTGTTGCTAAATCATTATGCAGGGAACCCGTATCGCCTCATTATTCACAACAACGACAATACTGATGCTGTTTATCTTGGTGGTTCTGGTGTTACAACTACAACTGGTTTGATGATGGATAAAGGCGAGATGTTGCAGTTGACGATTTCGCCAACTGATTTGCTTTACGCTGTATCTACTAAAAACGGACACATTATGTCTTGGTTAACGGAGCCGATCTGATGCCTTATTTTATTTCTGACAAGAATCCTGAGTGCGCTGGTTGGGCTGTGGAGAAGGAAGATGGAGAAGTCATTTTTTGCCATCAAAACAAACAAGATGCTATTGACCAGATGGTCGCTATCTCTGTCGCTGAGGAGATGGAGCCAGGTGGTGAACGTGCCGAAAAACGTCAGGTTGATTTGAGTTTGCCGGAATACATTCAATCGGCAGCTCGAAAAGGGTTGGACTACTACGGAAAGAAGTTGGCTGGTGCGGGGATTGTTGCTGCGACTGTGCGTGAAGCTCGTGAGATGGCTTCTGGTCGGATCACAGAAGACAAGGTAATTCGTGCGAATGCTTGGGCTGCACGACACATGGTGGACTTGGATGCACCAAAGAACTCAAACGCTGATGACGAGGAGTTCCCTGGTGCTGGTGCTGTTGCGTTCTACCTGTGGGGAATTGATGCGTTAAATCCTGAACCTGCGATTAACTGGTTCGCTGATAAGGCCGAAGCGATTAAGGCTGATGAGGCTGATTCACAGCGGAACGCTGATTCTGAAGATGTGGTCATTGTTGATATTGACGGAACCCTTATCGCTGGTGGGCGTGGCATTCAAAAAAATGTTGACTATGTGAATGCTTTGGCTGAGAATTATTACATCTATGTCGTTACTGGTCGGGGTGAGGATGAGGAGGACGCTACACAGGCACAGCTTCAAGAGGCTGGTGTGCGTTATGACGACATTGAGTTCAACGAGGATTTGTCGGTTCCTTCACCTGAGTACAAAGGTGAGAAGGCTGCGGACATTTTGTCTGAATATAACGTGGTTCTTGCGATAGACAATGACCCTGCTTCACGTCGAGCATATTCGGATCAAGGGATTAAGACCCTTGACCCTAAGACGATTAAGACTGGTGATATGCCGGTGTTGCGTGAAGCACCAGCGTTTCATCGCAGTCCTGAACCTGAGTTTGGTAATGTTGCAGGTATGACCGATCAGGTAGAAACAAGGCGTATCACGTTCAACGAGTTTGAACTTCGTGCAACTCCAGCAGGCGACGGTATGTCCTTTAGTGGTTATGCTGCGGTATTCAACTCTGATTCAGAGCCGTTGCCATTCATTGAGCGTATTGCGCCTGGTGCGTTCGCTAAGTCGTTGAAGTCCCGCAACAATATTCGTATGTACATGAACCATGATTCGTCAATGCTGTTGGGTACAACACGTTCGAAGACGGTTCGTTTGGCTGAAGACTCTAAAGGGCTGTTCGTGGATGCTGATTTGCCTGATACTTCTGTTGGTCGTGACCTGTCGGTTTTGATGCAACGTGGCGATGTGGATTCGATGTCGTTTGGTTTCACGGTTCCTCAAGGTGGTGACCGTTGGTCTGATGATGGTTCCCGTCGTGAGCTTCGCCAGATTCGTTTGTTTGAGGTTTCGGTTGTGACTGGTTTCCCAGCGTATGCTGCGACATCGGCAAGCGTTCGTAGTTTTGATGCCTTGGCTACTCGTACTGGTGTTGATGCCGATCAGCTTGCTTCAGCGATTCTTGCTTTGGAATCAGGTCAGACTCTCGGTTCAGATCATGCAGCGTTGTTGCGTGAAACGGTTGCAAAACTTGAACCAACACCGCAGTCCGCACCAGCGAGCGTGAGTGTGTTGGCGAAGCATCTTGAATTGCTGAAGAACTTCTAGTACTCTTTTTGTACTGCGTCGAATGAGTGGAGCCACCTTCGATGTTGCTGTGTACGGAGCCGTACCAGGTTTAAGTTAAATCTCCTGCGTATCCCAACAACAACATCATCCCTACGGGGAGAAGGAAAACATCATGAAAGAATACATCGACCGCCAAGTCGAGATTCGCAATCGTGCATGGAACGAAGCCAAGTCAATCTTGGATAAGGCCACCGCAGAGAAGCGTGACTTGACCGCAGAAGAAACCCAAACCTACGAGCGCATCTCGAAGGAATTGGACGAACGTGCGCAGACCATCGCAAAACTTCGTGAAGACGAAGCTCGTGAACTTCGCATGGATGCAGCAACCCGTGAAATCGCAGACCAGGTTCGTCCTGTAGCTGGAGTTCAAGTAGCAGATGACGCAGCACACCTGCGTTCACTTGTTGCAGGCGAGAAGCGCAGCCATGCGTTTGAGCGTCGTGACATCATCAAGTCCAGCACTGGCGCACCAGTACCTACATCGTTCTACGATCAGGTAATCATGCGGGCTCGTTTGATCGCACCAGTACTTCAGACCTCAACGGTTCTGAACACCGCAGGTGGCGAAAACCTCCAAATCCCATCGTTGTCCACCTACTCGGTTGGCACGGTAACTGGCGAAGGTTCAGCAATCGGAGAATCCGATCCAGTATTCTCGGCATTCATTACGCTTAGTGCGTACAAGTACAGCTTCCTCACACAAGTTTCAACGGAACTTTTGGAAGACGCCGGCGTAGATATGCAGTCGTTCTTGGCTGACCAAGTTGGTAATGCACTTGGTTACGCTGTTGGTTCGGCATTGACTGTTGGTTCAGGAACCGATGCTCCTAAGGGCATCGTTGCTGCATCAAGCGTTGGTGGCACCGCAGGAACCGCAACCGCATTCACCGCAGATAACCTCATTGACTTGCTCTACTCTTTGGACGGTGCAGCTCGCAACCTTCCAGGCGTTGGCTGGATGATGAACGGCAAGTCGGTTGGTGCAGTTCGCAAGTTGAAGGACACCGCAGGAAACTATGTGTTCCAGCCAGCTCTTTCAATGGACACACCAGACATGTTGCTGGGCAAGCCAATCTACGAAAACCCATCAATGGTTGACGTAGCAACTGGCACCAAGTCCGTCATCGTTGGACACCTGCCTTCGTACTATGTACGAACCGTTGGTGGCCTTCGTTTGGATCGTAGCGATGACTACGCATTCAACAGCGGTCTTGTCACGTTCCGTGCAACATTCCGTGTTGACGGCAACTTGCCACAGACATCACACATCAAGCACCTCCTCCAACCATAAGTTGAGGTAGTGCAACCGATAGCAATATCGGTGTAAGTTTGAGGGTAGGTCGAACACGCAGGGCGACCTACCCTCATTTCTTTTTATACCCTGCGACCTGCGAAGGAGAGAACGGTGGCTAATGCTCGTAATCGTCAAGAACACAATGGTCGAGTTACCCGACCTAGAAGCGGAGATATTGCTCCGAAGGGGAATAGCGCACTTGCCAGAGCAAGCAGACCTTCCGCTTCCGAATCGCTTCGAATCCTCTGGTACTCGAACGCCCCGTTCGCCCCAACCGGATACGGCACCCAAACAGCGCAAGTCGTCCAAAGGCTCATCAAAGAAAAACACGAAGTAGCAATTCATGCCATGTATGGCATTGAGGGCATGGCTTCAATTTGGAATGGAATAAAGCTCTACCCAAGGGGAATGTCACCTTATTCGGATGATGTGCTTGTTGCGCATTGGATGGATTGGGCTAACGGTAATCGTGAGATTCCTGCGATGTTGATGACGTTGTTTGATGTGTGGGTGTTGAAGTCACCATCGTTGGAGCAGGTACCGAATATCGCTTCGTGGGTTCCTATTGACCATGCTCCTTGCCCGCCTGAGGTTGTTGCTTGGTGTAAGCGTCCTAATGTGAAACCGATTGCGATGTCTAAGTTTGGTTCGGAGATGTTGCAGAATGCGGGTGTTGATGCGTTGTATGCGCCTCATGCGTTTGAGGATGTTTTTGTTCCTACAACTATGTTGAAGAACAATCGTGGTGAGTTCACCGGCAGACAACTCATGGAGGTTGACGAGGACAGATTCGTTGTGATGATGAACGCAGCGAACAAAGGTCAGAACCCTTCACGCAAATCTTTCGGTGAGAACATTCTGGCGTTCGCTATCTTCGCTCAAGACCGTCCCGATGCTTTGCTGTATCTACACACGGAGCGTGATGGTGCGATGGGTGGTATCAACCTGGTGCATCTGCTGGAGGCGTGTGGTGTGAAGCCTGAGCAATACAAGATTGTTGACCCGTATGCGTATCGAACTGGTTTCCCTCAGCAAGCGTTGGCTGCGCTGTACACCGCTTCGGATGTGCTGTTGGCCTGCTCGATGGGTGAGGGTTTCGGTATCCCTGTTATCGAGGCGCAGGCTTGCGGTACGAGGGTCATCGTTTCTGATTACACGGCACAGCCAGAGTTGGTTGGGGCTGGGTGGGCTGTGGCGATCCAGCCGTTCTGGGATAGTCATCAGAAGTCTTGGTTTTGCACCCCGCAGGTGCCTTCCATCGTGGATGCCCTAATACAGGCCTACGAGGCTCCTAGAGGCGTGTGCGCTGAGGCTGTGGACTTTGCTGACCAGTATCGGGCTGACAAGGTTTATGACGCTTACTGGAAGCCAATCATGAAGGAGCTGACTCAATGGTGCCAGTCGTCGTAGTTCCGGTGCTGAACAGGTATGACCTGTTAGAACGTTGTCTGCAATCCATCGACTATCCAATTGAGACACTCATTGTCATTGACAATGGTGGGCAGTCCACGTTGCATGATTGGCCTTGGGTCATAGACCGTCGCCATGTAAAGAACTATCACGTCTGGTCAATGCCAACCAACCTCGGCGTAGCCCCATCATGGAACTTAGGGATAAAGGCAACGCCTCATGCTGACGGTTGGATACTGCTGAACTCTGATGCGTACTTTGAGCCTGGACAGTTAGAAGTTTTCTACAAGGACTGTCAGCCTGATTCGGTGACATTGACTGAGGCAAAGCCTGGTTGGTGTTGTGCGTGGATTGGGTCTGAAGTGATTGCCAAGGTCGGATTGTTCAGCGAGTGTTATGTTCCCGCCTACTTTGAGGACAATGATTTTGAGGAACGGGCGAAGCGAGTGAACATACAGTTCTGGACTTCTGATGCTGGGATAGTTCACGACAACTCATCTACGATTAACTCTGCACCAGAACTAAACGAGCGTAACGCTAAGAGCTTCGCATCCAACGCTGCGCTTCACGCTATGCGTTGGCAAACAGGCTTACCCGATGCGGGACATTGGGACTTAACACGACGAAGGGAACTCGGATGGGACTAAGAGAATATAACCCGATGGACGACTATGAGAACCTGCACGAAGGCGAGACCATCTATGTTCTCGGCTCAGGTGCAACACTCGACTATCTAACACCAGCATTCTTTGACGACAAGGTAACTATCGCAGTTAACTTCGTTGGCTCAGTATTTGGTTTGAAGGGTTACTACTGTTTCAGCCATTATCACGAAGACGCACAGCATGAGGCTAGGCGTGAGGACTGTATCGGTGCTTTCACTCCTGAGCGTGAGCATGGTACTGATGGGGTGTTCGCTGGGTGTGCAGGGAATCTGACCACGTTCGGTACTCGTACCGGCAGACCAGGTACATCATTTGATCCGCATGGCAAAGATTGGCCTTGTCTGTCAGGGCAGTTGACTATCGGTTCATCCAGCATTCATGGGGCGATGCACTTGGCAGCGCACATGGGGGCGAAGTTCATTGTCTTGGTTGGGGCTGACTGTGGTTCGCTTGGTGGGCGTGACAGGGTGGATGGGTATGTGCCTGGTGATTCGCATTGGGCTTTGTATGAGATGCACCTTCGAGCGATGAAGCAACGGTTGTGGGATGTGTACTCCTGTCAGACTTACAGCCTGAATCCGTTTGTGAACTATTCGTTGGAGGGTGTTCAGTATCGTGGTGCTGCGAGTATCAACTAGAATCGGAACACCATGATTAACCAAGGCTACGCAACCAGAAATCAGGTCAAAGCAGCTCTCCGCATCGGAACCGCTGACACCCTTGATGACGACCTGATTGACAACTGTGTTGGTGCAGCGTCACGCCTCATAGACGGCTATTGCAATCGTCGCTTCTGGCAGTCAGGCACAGCAGAGGCACGGGTTTATCAGGCAGAAGATTCGTTCTACTGTTCCATTGATGATGTTGCTGGTACAGCACTCACACTCAAAACATCGTCACAGGCTGACGGAACTTTTGACGTGACATGGAAAGTATCGGACTATCAGCTTGAACCGTTGAACGGAAACCTTGACGGGTTGACATGGAGTTACGACAAGATTCGTGCTGTTGGTGATTATCTGTTTCCAACGGTGAATGCGAACTATGGTGAGCAGGCTTTGGTTCAGGTGACTGCTGTGTTCGGTTGGCCTTCAGTGCCGGAACCTGTAACACAGGCAACGATCATTCAGGCTTCACGCATCTTCAAACGCTACGACTCCCCGCTCGGTGTAGCGGGCTTTGGTG